CGTTAAACATATTAATCGGAAGGTCGTTAATAACGATAGGTTCACCAAAGAATACGTTAATCAGCTTATTACGCTCGGCATCGGGTAGCTCCGAGTTATCCAGTCTAAAAGTAATGGCCTGTAGCTGCTCACGTGGGATAGCCCGGAGGCCTAATTCACGATCCATAACGTCGTTCACATCGCTGAGGTTATGCAGGTTAGAACTAACGCTGCGCTGATACCGTCCGTAATTAGCGATAGAGGCGGCATCTAACGCCGTGGCCTGATTATTGTAATTATTACCGTAGTTAAATACGAGCGAGTTACGGATCTTGCCTATTTGTAATATTGACTTAACGCTGGATGGGGTAGCGTAATTAGCCGAGATAGTCGTATAGCCGTTAGCCGATAGATAAGCCGTACGGTGATCGGCATCGGCATAACATACGCGGCCAGCCTTGTCCTCGTACATATTTCCGAGTGCGCTTTGTGCGATCTGGGCGCATAGGTTGTAGCTGCTAAACGGATCGGCTGATCGTGAGATCATTTCATAAAGTCCAGGCTGATCGATCTCACCCAAGCCCACGTTCTCGGCATTGGCCCAAGTAGTCGTAGGGTCGTAATCCTGCCATTGTAGGGCCGGGGCTACCTCATTCCACGAGTTGATTAATAGCTCGTTTAGAATGTCGAAGATCTGGTTGCCGTCCTCAGTCTTTGGTAGGGCATCCGGGAACAAGGCCTTAGTCAATTTAGCCAGGGAACCGACGGCCAATATATTACCGATTGTTATAAACCCTACCTCTTCCGGTGAGCGTACGGATATGCCAAAGTCCGATACGGTGCCACCGAATACGGGTACATATGTGCCTGAGCTGTTCTTTAGCTCTAAAGTCAAAATATCTGTAACGTCAATATCGAAGGCCGTATTGTTTACGTTTACGATCTCCATACGGGCATACCCGGCGTTGCATTGTAGATCGATATCATCGCGGCCGGTGGCCATATTTACGCTTAGGACATTGGTATAGACCGTGGTGCCCACGGTGATACGCCATTCGGGTAACCAGGTACTCACGCTATCGTGTAATCCCCGGAACCGCGATTAACCGTGGTGCCTCTATATGTGGATTGATTAAGTACGTCCTCGACAGCTCGAGCAATAGCCTCAGGATCGCCTAAACCTGCCTCGATCTTAATATTATAAGTAGCCGGGTAGCCGCCGCCGTAATTCATTGTAGGGCTATATCCACCAAGGTCGCTTTGTTGATTCTCGGTTAAAGTTGGAAATAAATCAAAGATAGTTACGTCCTTGCCTAGCTTGCTCGTTGCCTGAGCCATTTTTTCAACGGTATCTATAACGGTTGAAGCTGGGATAAGTGAACCTACACCGCTGGAAGTTAAACCGCCTAGATTTCCTCCGGTGCCAATCTTTCCTAATAACGCTATATATTCTTGTAATGCTTTCAAGCGCGCATCGTCGGCTGCCTTTTGTGCTTTGGCTACGCGATCGATCATATTTAACTCTTCGGATTCGCGAAGTTTGCCGAGGACCGTAGCCGCGTTTGATGTCTTGCTAAGTGAGGCAAGTTTGGCGATTTCGGTTAGTTGAATCTGTACGCGCTCGCTGTAACTTTCCTTAGCTGCTAAATCACCGGCAGCCGTAATAGCGGCGTTGTATTTACCAAAGGCGATCTGGCGAGCGTTCTCCTTATCGCCTTCGGCCATCTTTGATTTATCGATGGCGTTTAATTCATTTAATAGCTGCGTATTGATAGCCAATAATGCCGCATCGCTGATCTGTTTGATTCCAGCCAATTTAGCCAAGTCCGCGTTTTTTTGGAAGTTAGCCAGTTCGCTTATCTTCTTTAATGCCAGTTCGCCGTTTTCATCCTCGATAGCCATAAGCGCCTCAAGGCGTAACAAGGTCTCTTTGTCATAGGTTGCCTTTAATGCCGCCGCAATAGATACCCGGGTCGTATCAAAGACTGCCGCAGCCTTGCTTAGAGCTAACTTATTCTTTTCGGCTAACTGGGCTTTCTTTTGTAATGCGATTAATTCCTTTTGACGTTTTAACGCTTCTTTATCCATTTTGGCTTTTTCGGTGTTAGCCTGAAAGTTCTTAAAGTTTTCAGGTAAACCTTGAGGAAAGCCTCCTTGACGGCCTAATAATAGATCGACCTGAGTTCGTAAGTTGCCAATGGAAAAGGTACCAAGGTAATTCTTTAATCCTCTGAAGGCATTTTCCAATACACCAGCGCCAGGGATGCTAGAGAATAGGTTTCCTAATTCTTTAGTTAAGTACGCCGTGTTAGTAATCAGGCCCGAAATTGAATCAGCCGCACCATCTACCTTGCCAATTAATTTATCCATACCGCCGGACGACGTACCCAGTGCAGTTACTAAAGATTGACCTATCTGTTCGCTAGCCTGTTCTGCTGCAATTTTAAGGCGATTGACCGACCCGGCATATGAGTCAGCCGCGTTTTTAGATTGACCTGCGTATTGTGCCGCGATTAGCTTCTCGATTTCGAGATATGACTTACCGGATAATTCGGCGTTGGTTAATCCTAGGTTTAACTGCTTTAGGCCTTTGAGGTTACCTACGTATGCCTGACTTAAGATTTTCGTAGCTGATACCAGATCCATACCCGTACCGGCGCTGATATCCATCGCGGTATTTAGCATCGACTGCGCAATAGTTGTTGATCTGGTTACCTGGGCTAATTGAATAAACGAAGGTTGCAGCACATCGCGATTGACACCGGTGGCTTTTTCCACGGCATCGATGTAGCCCTCTGCCTCAGCGGTTGCAAAGGAGAAGCCTAAGTTACGTAATGCCTGGTCTAAACGCTTTGCCTCGGCTATCTGTTCGCCATATGCAGCTACAGCTTTCTTTGAATAACCTAGTAGGGCAGCGGCGCTAAAGGTTATGCCTAGGGTTCGACCCAAGCCTTTAACGGTTTTACCAAAGGCATTGATTTGCTTCTCACCTTTGGTAAGCGCCTTGCCATTCCACTCGGCAGCGGCGGTAACTAATAGATTAGGTAAATTGGCCATTATGCAGCCAGCCCGAATCGGCCCTGGTTAAAGTTTTCAATCGTTTTCATAATAGCCATCACGACCGCATCTTGGGCTTTACCACGATCCTCTTTCCAAGCTCTAAAAATCATACGGCCACGCTCGGCTTGTTTGTCACCGTAGAGCGGCCCCATCCGGCTAATGAAGTGAGCACCAGCGCCGGGATTGTTTGAGCGGCTATTAGGGTCTCCGCCTGGATTCTTACGGCCAGCGGTCTCATAGATTGAACCGGCAGCGGATTTGTTGGCCACGTAATACAACGCTTGCCATCCGTTTCGGTTTCGCTTGCTGGGTGCCTGTGAGTAATAAATACCCTTCTTGGCTTGTTCGGCATCGTACAATGGAAACATACGAAGGCGGCCCTCGGTATTCATCGTTCTAAACATAGAGTTACGTGCCGTGATTTGTTTACCGCGTGAACCTTCGGCCCACATATAAAGATTGTCTGGTTGTGGTGAAGGCGCAAAGCCGCGAGCCTTATCCCGAATTGGAATCATAGCTGCGCGGACTTCGGCGTTCATCTCTTTAAGCATTTCGGGATCAACCTTACGAAGCATTTTAACCGTTTCGCGTACGCCTTTTAGAGCGACTGGCATTTTCGGCCTCCTTGGCTTGATCGTTTAATACTTGTACTAACGTGTCGTACATCGTTCTATCGAGATCCAATATCGCCTGTGGCGCGACCCCGAGCCGTATAGATAACTGGGCTATCTGGTAGGTCCGGGAATCGCGCCCTAGCTTAAAGGTTGCTCATCGTATAAAACGTTCACCTCTTTTAACGTATCGAGGAACTCAACGCCGAAAATCTTTACCGTCTCGCCGGTTGCCTTGAGACATTCCCAAGCCAGGTAGTAGAGATCGCCCTGCTTTTCATCCTCACGAAAGGCTTTATGAAAGCCCTTCTTTGTATGTAGCTCGAACAGGTACTCAATACGCGGCGTAATGTCGTGCTCACTAACCTCGCCTGTAGCCCTTGTTATTTTGAGTCTGTACATAGTGTGCCCCTTGTCTAGTTGGTTATACGGTTGTGTCTACAACGATTGGAGAGTTGCAGGTAAAAGTGATCGACTGGGTACTAATGTCCCCGACGGCTCCATTAATGTCTGTGGTGTTGTTTACCAGCACCGTAGTTTGGTACTCGGGATTGGTTGCCGAGATAGTTGCGCTTGTCTGCTTTAGCGTTAGAGGTACAGTCGTTCCCCAAGCACCTTGCAAAGTCTGCAAAACTTCTGAAGTCGCTGTGTCATTCAGAAAGTCCAGAGTTACGGTTGAGGTCTCCAGGCCCTTAGTAAAACGTCTGGCAGAATCGCCCATCGCTGTTACTTCCAGCTCCTCGAATACGCGGTTAATTGTTGCGCTTGTTACGTGATCGGAAAGGTCTACCGAGTTAAGGGTTACGACCACTCCATTTGATAAGAATATAGCCATTAGCCTATTCCTCGCTTTCGGTTGTAGTTGGTGTTGGTTCGGACTTTACTTTTGCTACTTTGACTGGAGCAGGCTCGTCTACGATCTGCCCAATCTTTCGCAAAAACTTTAGGTCATCCTCTGTATATGGCATATGTCAGCTCCAGCTCGTGAGTATTGAGATATTAAAATCGGCAGTTAGCAAGGTTCCACTTTGTACCTCAAGTACTGATGGAGCCGACATACTGCCAATATTCATAACGATATTCGATGCAGCCAATTTATTAAACACAGCTACTGCCAGCGTTTCGATACCGTTCAGGTTGCCCTGGTTGTCCAGCATTGGCACCGTCATAATGATCTTCAGGTTCGCTAATGGAGCGATAGCGGCGTACGTGTTATTACTTGGCGTAATGTAATTATCCGCCGGGGCCACGATGACCGAGTTGGCTGTGATCGTTGGCGGAGGAAAAGCAAAAGTATTCCAGGAGTTAGGGTTAGCCAGAGCGGCGGCTACCGTAGCTCGTAAGGTTGTAATCGGCGCTGGCATCTGCTATCCGATCATACTGTTTGGATTTTGGTAACCGGCGATGAGGCCTCTGATCTTGCCGATCATTGAATTACCCATCCGGTACGGTGAAGGACTAAATCCATCGATTGATACGCCGCCGGTCTGTGATACCTGGCGAGCTTGGAATATGTCTACCGCCAGAATCATCGCGGCCTCGCGTACAGCCGGGGTGGTCGCGTAGCTGTTTGTCTTTGTATCCGCGCCCACGGCAGAGCCATAAGGGAGGACCCGGCTAAAATTAACATTAGCTGCAACCTTGGTAAATTGGATAAAGCTATAACCGGCTGGCCAATTCCAGGCGTAGTTATTCCAAACGATCGACGGGATTAAATTAGTAGTACCGGCGCTCCAAGGCATAGTTCCCGTAATTGTGTACGTGCCGTTAAAGGTTGAGCCGCATCCACTCAAGGTTACGGATTGGCCGGTTGTAAAGATAGCCGGGTTCGCGATCATTACGGTTGCAACATTATTCTGCAAAGTGGTACCGACAACCGGCGCGGAAGCGAACCATAAAAATTGATTTAGAAGATCCTGGGCAGTCTGGCAGCACGTCTCGACGATATCCGATGAATAGAGCGCATCGATTCCAAGGTTGGCTCTTAACTCTGCCTCGGTGACGTAAGTTGCCGGCACAATAATCTCCTTACTTAAAAAGGCCGGTAGGGCTCAAAGGGCTAAGAGCCCTACCGACTATTAGGGTTGTGGCTTAGATTTTCGCAAACTTGATAATACCGTTAGGCATCTTTGCGATAGTTGCCATAAATCCGTAGATCGCAACCTGTACTTGTAGGTTAGATACTACGTTCACTGACATATAAGCCTGAGGTCCACGATAAACGGTGAACGCCTCAGGAGCCAAAATAATGGCTGAGTTATCATCGACAGTAGTCTCTGCAAAGTTACGGTCTACATACAGATCGAGTCCAAGTACGTTACCGCGAATAGAGCCAGGCCCTACCTGTCCAGCCGCGTTCATTGGTTGAATTGCATTATAAATTGGTCTCTTTGTGGTATCTGTTGCTGACATCAGTAGCTGCCATTGTGCACCGTTGCCGATGTAGTTCTGAGCAAAGTAACCGGTGTTTTCATAGACAAGCTTTGCAGCTTGTGAGCTGTAAGCGATAACGCCGTCGCTATCAGCTGTAGTAGCTGATGCGTTAGTACCTGCAGCTAATAGCGCTGTAAGCACTGCGGTATCAATAGAAGTTAAATAAGCGTTTTGAAGTTGGTTAGTCAGTTCCGCATAAAAATTTGGATCTGATCTCTCGAGGAGCTCAACACTTATGGTATTCATTCCGGAGTACTTGGATACAGTTCCAGTTAAATATTGTGTAACCATACCTGTATTAGATACGGCTCCAGCTTCGGCCTCTACTGTGACAGTCGGTGCAACGCCTGAACCGCCACCTGCTGATGTAACAAGTGATGGGACGTTAATTGTCATACCAGAATTTGGAAGAACTCCCTGACTGCAGGCATCAATAGCCGGGGTTCCAAAGCGTGTATTAGTTACAAACTCTGATAGGTACTGAGTTGGATTAAATGCCGGGTTAGTTGAAAAGCTATCGTCTGCGGCAGTTACATAAAGACGAGACTCATCGCTACCTAGTGCAGCTTTGATCTTGTGCTCTGTGTATGTTGCCATAGATACGATTGGTGTACGGACTCGCTGAGAATCCAATACTGACGGACGAATGATCTTACGAGCGGCTTCGACTTTTTCAGCCTCGACCGGTGTATCTACCGGAGTCTCCTCCGGTGTATTTTCTGGGGCTGTAGTCACAGCTTCCTCGCTTTCGGTTTCTGTTTCGGTCTCTACGATTGTCGTATTGATCGTTGTGGTTTTGGTGCTTGTGCTTGTTGCAGCTTCGAGCGCAGCTCGTGCCGCAGCAATATCAGTTACGGAGGCGCTGGAGAAAGCGGCACTCTCGACGAGGCTAACTTCCTTGAGGACCGCAGCCGTTACTAACAGGTAATCTCCCATTGGCTTCGAAGCGGTTACATCCACTCCGACGGATAAGCCACTGACCAGATTTTCCTGAGCGAGTACGAGCGCATCTTGTCCTCGAGTGCTACTCGAAAGCTTAAACGATCCGTACACGCCTGCAGTTGAATCGCTGAACGAAATTGCGCGACCTACCGGCTTATCTTGTTGATGCTGCATTAAAAGCTTTATCTGTGAGGCCTCGGCGTAAGTAATTGAACCGCGCTCGAACATTACAGGGCCTGCACTCGTAAAACCGATCTCGCCATATGGTGCAACAAGTCCGGATACGATACGGCGCTCTGTATCAGCCGCCTGGATTTCTTGACTAAACGTTAGTAGCACTTGCATCTCCTAGCGGTGTGAGTTGTTCCATTTGTCGAGCTTGGTTTACATCAATTAAATCTAGATTTAGCATTTTTTCAATAATGTCTAAACGATCCTTAGCATCTACACGAAGGAACGTATCGTCTACCGCAAAGCGCACTTGATTTTGGCTATTGGTAATGTCATTCATACTGAGGCGGTCCTCGATCGCGGAAATATAAGGCTGCAAAGAATAAGCGACGAATTCTTTTCTGCCATCCAGGATATTTTGATATGTCATCGAGTTATTCATATCGCTCGAAATCATATATGCCGGTACATTCATCGAACGTGCGATCTCGGTACTTAAATACTGTGAGGCCTCCGTGTAGGCCATATCTTTAGGCGAGAATGAAGTAGGTACATAATCCAAAGTCGAAGTCAGATACGCCGTCGATCGATTTTGGCGAGCGCTCTTGAACGCAGCTAGTAAACCTTGGATCTGTGTTTCAGGAAGGTCGGCTCCCGAGTTCTTCAATATGCCAGTCGGCATCGGAGTTGCAGCACTTACCGCCGCCGCTTTCTGGATGTCATAAGCAGCGCGAATAGTGGTACTTGCGGTTTGTAATACACCAGGAAGAAGTGACTGAAAAGTGACAAGCGAGCCAATGCCACTCATCGGTACCAAGTCACCATCAACAAAATAATCTTTTACTTCAGTTCCATATTTGTCAGTGGTATATGTTACGCGGTTATTAGCAACCCACTCAAAGCCTGACGGCCTGCCATCGTCGGCATACAAAGAAGTAACGCGCCAGTAGGCGATTGAATAAAATATAAGAGAGTCCACGGTTGCACTTATTGTTACGCTTCGTGGTTGTCGAATGTCAGGTTGCTCAAGCCAAACAGGGCTACCTAACTTTTCACCAGTTGATTTTTTATATAATGCTAAATCGATCGACGAGATAACGCCGGCGATAAGATTTCTGCATCTTGATACGGAAGCAACCATTAAAGCAAAGTTGCGATCGATACCGACATTGTTATAACCAAAAGAGCTATTAGTGTTAAATGATCCGTACCCGTAGGTGGTATCCATAACTGCTGGTGCATATTGAGCTTCAATAGCCGGCTTGTCAGCCGCCTTAAAACCTAAAGTTTGAAGTAATCCCATAACCGCCATTTTCCCATAATGTCAAGCATAAGTACGGCTATCTGCCGCGTGTCTAAACGTAAACTTTAGCCTCACTCATTGGCTGCGTTAGCACGTGAACGACCATACTTAAACCGATCGCAATATCAACCGGTCCAGCGGATTTACGACGGATGATTCTCCAGGAGGCATCCGATTCTTTAGCTGCACAGTTAGACATATGTGTAACAAGCTCGTCCTGGCCACTATGTACCAGGCGTTTATTAGCCAGGGCCTCGTAAAGATCGCCTGAGGCCTGATATCCCTTTTGGCCTGATATATCGGTTATCTGGATTCCATTAACTTCAAGCCTTTTGGCTATTGAGGCGGTTGTGTACTTATCAAAGCAGACTTGTCTCGGGAAATAGAGCTTGGCCCAGCGAGCGATCGCATTGGCAACGAATAGCTCATCGATGGATACGTCCGAATGAAATACCTCTAACACAGCTACGCCTATGCGACCGTCAGGCATTACCTGGCCCATTACGAGCGAACCATCGCGCCTGCTCGGTGCCACGTCAAAGGCGAATACGGTAAGCGGACCGGGTACAAGTTTAAGGTCTTTATCGCCGGCCTCTTCAACCGACATATGAGGCCAGGGGCTGGCCGTAGAGCTAATCCACTGGCAAAGCATCTCGGTCTTTGTAGTTTCGATTGGTTGCGTACTAACGGCCTCTTCTAATGCCGCCTCCGTGACCGTGTAGCCAAGGGCCGGATTAGCA